TAGAGATTTTGATGTGCAGATTAACCACAGTCCACAAGATAATATGTATACCAAGTCGCAGACATTACTGCAACTTCTGCAGTGTGGTATTCATCCGCTTATTGCAATCAAAACGGTTGGACTTTGGGGAGATTGCGAAAAGACTTTCAACCTTTCCAAACCTTACCTTGATGCTCTGTGGAAAACTGCTGACATTATCAATATAGAAGAGCAGATGGCAAAAGCACAGGAAATTGTAAAACAAATGCAAAATAAGACAGTTGCCTAGAAATAGGTAGCTGTTTTTATTTTATAAAAATTCGCAAAGCCGTGAGCGTACAAATCGGCAATGTCACTCGGTGTCGTTGCACCGTAAAAAAACGTAGGACATAACGGAGGTAATTTATGAAGAGAGAAGATTTAGCGGCAATGGGATTAACTGATGAACAGATTGAAAAGGTTATTGCCGAAAACGGCAAAGATGTTCAGACAGCAAATGCCAAGGCAACCAAAAACAATGCTGAACTGGAACGGTTACAGGGCATTGAAAAAGAGTTTAATGCCATGAAAGACCAAAATCTTTCCGAACAGGAAAAGGCAGCGAAGCAGTTAGAGGAAGCAAATAATCGTATCGCAGAGTTGGAAAAAACACAGACTTTAGCAACTCAGCGTACAAGTGCGGCTGACAAATTCAAAATCACATCAGAACAGGCGGCACAGGTTGTAAAGGATGACGGCAGTTTTGATTTTGATGTTCTCGGAAAAATTATCTCTGATAAAGAGACTGCTGCGTCACAAGCCAAGGAGCAGGAGATTGCAAACGGATCTACTAATCCTGGAGGTGGAATTGCTGGCGGTGGAAAAGATGACAAAAAAACAGAAGCCGAAAAAGCGGCTGAAAAGATTGGCAAGACTTTAGCTGGAACAAACAAAGAAGCCGAAGCTGTAGTTAGCCAGTACTTATAAGGAGGTACACAAAATGAAATTCTCTGAAACAAGTGTAACTACCCAGTTAGAAATTCTTAAGAGAAAGCTGGGCGGTGAATTATTTGTTCCTATTAAACTGGATGCAAGTGCTTTCACTAATGGTGTGTGCAAGGCTGGTAATCCTATTAGTGCGACAGGAAAGAAAGTAAATGGCGGAAGCACCGATGATGCAGCAGTAGGTATTTTGCTTAACGATGTTTACGATAGCAACCCCAACGGAACTATCATTAAGGCTTTTGCCTGTGTAAATGAAGCAAATGCTAACGCAAATGCAGGTATTACCATTGCCGATGGTGTAAAGACAGGATTATCACTGATTGTATTTGAATAACTGAAACCGACTACAGACAGATGTAGCCGCTGACCGCTGAAAGATAGCGGTAGAAAGTGAGGAAATAATGAACATTAGAGATGCCTACAATGCGAAAGCAATCGCACTTGTGCATACAGAAGTTGCAAGTAATAAAATTGCATATCTTGGTTCCGGCTTATTCCCCGCCAAGAAGAAAATGGGACTGGATTTGAAGTGGATTAAGACTTCTAATGGACTTCCTGTTACCCTGAAAGCATCTAAATTTGATGCAGTTTCCACTATCAGAAGCCGTGAAGGATTCAAGATGCAAGAGACAGAAATGGCATTCTTCCGTGAATCTATGATTATCAAAGAACAGGACGAACAGGAAATCATGCGTATTAAGGACAGCACAGACCCTTACGCAGAAGAAGTATTAAGCAGAATTTTTGATGATACAAATACTCTTGTGGAAGGTGCTGATGTAGTTCCTGAACGTATGATTATGCAGCTGTTAGCACCTACAGAGGATGGTTCTCCTAAGATTTCCATTCAGGCTGATGGTGTTACTTATGCTTACAACTACGACCCTAACGGCACTTACAAGCAGAACAACTATGCGGCATTGTCCGAGACCACAGACAAGTGGAACGATACTGAAAACTCCGATCCACTGGACGATGTAAATGTTGCTCTTGATTCTGTGGAAGCTGTTACAGGCGAGAGACCTACCATTATGATTGTCTCTCGTAAGACCATGGACTATCTTAAGCAGAACGCAAAGATCAAGTCCGCAATCTTAGCACAGAATGTTACAGCTAACGTTCTGATGACTGATGCAAGAGTTAAGGAAATTTTCTCTAACGAACTTGGTATCAATATCATTGTTTACTCTAAGCAGTATAAGAACGAATCTGGTGTAGCAACCAAGTTTTATCCTGATGGATATGCGACATTGATTCCTTCCGGTTCACTTGGAAATACTTGGTACGGAACTACTCCTGAAGAGCGCACTTTGATGGGCAAGCCTACCGCAGATGTTTCTATTGTGAACACTGGTGTTGCTGTTGCGGTTTCTGTTTCTGAAGACCCTGTACAGACTAAGACAACCGTGTCTGAAATCGTACTTCCTTCCTACGAGAGAATGGATAGCACCTATGTAATTAAGTGCTACTAATCGGAGGTATGCTGATGAAATTTGATTACAAAGTCAAATACAAAGGCAAATGGTATCTTCCGGGAGAAGAAATCCCGGAGGAAACCGTCACCGAAGTAAAAGAAGAAATCCCGGAGGAAACCGCATATACTAAGACGGAAATCAACCGTATGTCTACGGCAGACTTGCAGAAGTTAGCCGCAGAACACGGTGTCTCAGGTGCGGAAGAAATCAGCGGTGCGGAACTGAAAAAGATTCTGATTGAAAAGTTTGAACTTTAAGAGGTAGCACATGGCAGAATATACGACTTTGGAGCAAGTAAAAATCCGTCTGAAACAATTTCATATTGATTCTGAAAGTTCCGAGGTCGTGTTTGACCATTTGGAAGAAAATCCTCTTTTGGAACAACTTATCAGTCAAGCAGAAGCCGACATCAGAGCAAAGAGAATATACCCGAAAAGCTACACGGAAGAGAAGATTGCTGCGGATATGAAAAAATTTCAGTCCGTTGTGGTTAATCTTGTCGTGTATGACAGATCGCAAGCCGGTGAAAACTTCATGGCAAGCTATTCAGAGAATGGAGTGTCGAGAAAATGGAGAGACCGTGAGGATCTGTTTGTTGGCGTATTTCCATTTGCAAATGTATTGTAATTAAAAGAAGATTGTGCGTGACCATGTTACTGATTCCAGTAATAAGGTTGCAGGCGGCACACTTTAAGGGTGGTGGGCGGTGTGCCAACAAACAAGGAAGGCGGTATATGATGTGACTATAGAGTTATCTACAGCAATCATTATAAGCGTGTTATCACTCGGTTTTTCCGTCTACATTGGTCTGAAAAATAGCAAAAGAACAGACACAAAGGATATTGAGGAACGTGTGAAAGAAAACACACGCATCAACATGAAACTGGACACCATCCTTGATACTATCAATGAAATGAAAAGCGAGCGTTCAGAGATGAAGAAAGAGCTTGCAGAGCATGAACAGAAGCTGACAAAGGTTGAAGCCAGTACGGCATCTGCGCATCATAGACTTGATGGAATTGAGGAAAGACTTAACATTAAAGAGAACGGAGGTAAGGAATGATGGATTTTTCACAGGTAGGAACTTGTGTTGCAATCGTGGTTATCTGTTATCTTGCCGGTATTGGAGCGAAGCTGATTCCGGTTATTAAGGATAACTACATCCCGGTTGTTGTCGGCATTGTCGGTGGCATTCTCGGAGTAGTAGGAATGTATGTTATTCCGGATTTCCCGGCAAATGATGTACTGAATGCGATTGCGGTAGGAATTGTTTCCGGCTTGGCAAGCACTGGTGTAAATCAGATTTACAAGCAGGTGAAGAAAGATGCTTGACATTAACAAGCAGGAAATGAAGTACTCACGGCAGGGAGAAAAAGTCACGATTTATGACCGGGACGAAAACGGAGAAATAAAGTACATCGAGATGGACGGAGAAAGGATTCCAGTGGTTTTGAGAGAAACTACTGGATATTCTGAACCCGTCCTTTTTTCTGCCAACATCAGTAATAAGCTGTCGGAAGTACTGGTAAAAGAATTTGGTATTGATGATTCCAGTTCGTACTGTCAGATTGTGACCGACAAAGGCTATTTGCCGATTAAGGCAGGGGACGTTATCTGGAAGAAGTCAGAATTAGGCCGTGACGATGACGGACTTGTGGACAACAAGACTGCGGACTATGTTGTCAAAGGTGTTGCAGACGAGGGACTGACAGCAGATTTGTTTTTGTTGCAAAAGACGGTGAAGTGATATGGAAAAGACAATCAATATCAACCTGTTTGACCAAAAGTCCATACAAGCGGCTGTAAAGGCTCTTAGAGACTATGAAAATAGCTTAGAGTATAAATGTAGGCTACTGGCTGAAACACTGGCAGAAAAGGGCGTAGAGATTGCTAGGGTCCAAATTGCTGACCTTGATGCTATATTTACATCGGAACTTTTGCAAAGCATTCATGCGGAATACGTTGGCTCTGTAAAGGGTGGCGGTGTTTGGGCGGTGGTTGCAGGTACAGACCATGCGGCTTTCGTAGAGTTTGGTACTGGTGTTGTTGGAAAGCAGTCGCCATATCCATATCAACTACCAGAAGGTGTTGACTGGCAGTATGCAAGCGGTAAAACTATCAGGCAACTTGCGGATGGGAGATATGGGTGGTTTTATCCTGCGGATGATGGCAAATGGTATTTTACGGAAGGTATGCCGTCAAGACCATTTATGTACCTGACTGCAATAGAACTTCGTGATATTGTATCACAGACAGCAAAGGTGGTGTTTGGTAGTGGATAATGAATATCAGTGGGTATCAGATTTCAAAGTAAAGATTGCATCATACTTAAAAATGAAGATACCACAGAGCCATCCTAAAGCTTATGTGACGGACAAAAGTAAGGATTTGTCAGACCCTACATTCCCTACGGTGTACTTTCATGCTATGCCGTTCACAGAGACAGGACAAGACCTTGAAGCACGTTCTGTTAATGGAATCACAGCATCATACCAGGTGGATGTGATAACCAACAAAAGTCAGGAAGAAGCTGAAGCTATCATGGCTACGGTTGCTGGACTTTTTAAGCGTTTGCGATTTCAGATAACTTCCATGCCGGAGTTCAATAATACTTCGCAGGACACATACAGAAGCACTGCACGGTTCAGAAGAAACGTAGATGCTGATGATATATTGTAACTATTGACAGAGCCTACTGGCTCTATTTTTTTATGAAAATTTGGAGGTAAATATGGCTACTGGTTTAAAATCAAGAATTGCCTATAAAGAGCCTAGTTCTAGTGCTGCTACTGGTGAGTACTGGGCAGGAACTTACAAACTGCTCATGAGAGCAAAAAGTATTCCTTCACCGTTCGGAAGTCAGAACATGGTGGACACTTCTACACTGGAAGATTTGGTAGAGACGCAGGAAATGGGTCGTAGAGCCGCTAACAGTATGGAAGTGCAAGGAGCATTTGAGAAAAAGTACAAGGATGAAATGGTGACAAACGAGGGAAAGAAACTCGATTTTATCATCCTGTATGGAACTGACGGAAAAGGTTCAGAGGGTATTTGCGCATTTATCGGTCAAGAAAGTTTTGCACCGGACGAAGCAACAGACGATCATCTGACCGGAACTGCTACGATTGCACAGGCTACTGTACCGAAGTGGATTGAAGATAATTACACTGTTGCAGTAACCGAAGACGAAAACGGTTATCCCACAGCAATTACACTGACAAAAAAATAGAAAGTCAGTCAGAAACAAATAACACTGCCGTGGCTGACAATGATGAAGCGGTAGACGAAACATTGATTTAGCAAAAAGAGAGCCGTCTTCGGGCGGCTCCTTTCCAACAAAATGTTGGGGAAAGGATAAAATATGCTGACAGTAAAATTTGGAGAAAAGGAATTAAACATTAAATTCGGTTACGAAGCAACCGTAAAAAACAACATTATCAAGAAACTGGCAAACCTTGAAAAGCAGGAAGACGGCATTGAATCCGTGAATAACATTCTCATGTTACTGCCGGAACTGATTCTTGTCGGTTTACAGAAATACCACTCTGATGAATACGGTTTTGACCCTTACAACAAAGAGCAGAAAGAAGAAAAGTTAAGCGAGGTTTATTCCATGCTTGATGATTATTTCGATTCTGACGAATCTGACATTCAGAAGTTGTTTGCTGATGTGCAAGGAGAGTTACTTGAAAACGGTTTTTTAGCGAAGCTACTGAAACAGGAGCAGGAGAAGAACCCCAAGAAAGCACAGAAGAAGTCAGAGAACTAACATGGGAAATATACTGTAAAGAAGTACGTCCTATGTGGCTTTTATGCACAAAAGGATACGGATTTACAGTAAAAGATATAGATTCTTCCTGCCCTGCGGATTTAGAGCCTTATGCAGAAGCGTACAAGCTAGAAATGAAGCAGAGAGACAGAGAGATGTGGTCTTGGTTTGGAAATTATGGTATATCGGCATTTGGTGTAGCAATAGACCATTGTTTTAGCAAAAATGCAAAGTCAGAGTATATCAAAAAGCCGATAATTGAAGAAAGCAAAAAAGAGCCTGCTTATAAAGAATCCAACGAAGAAATTGCAATATGGGAAATGAAACAGAGAATAAAAGCATTAAGAGAACAAGGATTGCCGGAAAGCCCGGATTAAGGAGAAAAAAATGAGTTTAACAGGAATCGATGTGTCCTCATACCAGGGGACGATTAACTGGTGGGCGGTAAAACAGAACGGTATTGATTTTGCTATTCTGAAAGTAATCCGTAAGGATTTGAATCCGGACAAGAAATTTGAAGAGAACTGGAAAGGTTGTAAAGAGCACAATGTCCATGTGCACGGAGTATATGAATACGGATATATTACAACGGTTGCAAAATCACGATCTGATGCAAGAAGAGTGCTTACTATTCTTAATGGCAGAAAAGTGACAGTATATCTTGATGTTGAAGATGCTGTTATGAAAGGTCTTGGCAAAAATATTATTTCTATTATCAATGCTTACGGCAAGGTCATCACCGATGCAGGATTACAGTTCGGTGTATACACTGGGGAAAGTTTTTACAAGACATACATTAAGCCTTATGGCGGTGTGAGTTATCCCATGTGGATCGCACGGTACGGCAAGAATAACGGCAAGTGTGATGTGAAGTATCAACCGCAAGTACCGAACATGGTAGGCTGGCAGTATACTTCTAAAGGGCGTGTAGGCGGTATTGTAGGCAATGTAGACATGAATGTATGGTACAAGGAGTTAGATGCCGTATATGAGGATTCTACAAGCCATAGCAACCCTTATACAGAACCGGAAAGACTTCTGTATTACAAGCGTATGGCAATGATGAAGGGAAATGATGTCAAGTGGGCGCAGTACGAACTTGTAAGGAAAGGCTTTATGCCGTCTGTAAATGCGAAAGGTAAGAAGAACATTGACGGATATTTCGGGAAAACTACTTCTGATGCAGTGAAAGCATTCCAAAAGAGTGTCTGTATCAAAGTGGACGGAAAAATCGGTACGGTTACAAAGGCATATCTCAAAAAGTGATTTTAGGAACGGTAGGTGTCACAGCTTACCGCTCTTTTCTTGGAAGTGGTTGACACTTCCTTTTTTTATTGCGGTAAAGGCGGTGCGGTATGGAAGATATTGATATTGATAATCTTCAAATAAAAATAAGTGCGGATGCGAACAAAGCCAGTAGTGCACTGAATAAACTTGCAAACAGCCTTACGAATTTTCAGAGAAGCTTGTCCATTGATACGCCCAAACTGACAAGCATTTCCAACAGCATACAGAGTATCGCAAATGCCGCAAATTCCATGAATACGAGTGGCATTAAGAATATCTCCACACTGACAAATTCCATTAACAGAATGGGGAAAATAGATACAAGTGGATTAAGTAGAATTTCATCTGCGTTAAAGACTTTTTCTGCTGATATGGCAGGAACAAAAGTAGATGGAATAGGAGATATTGCAAGTATTGCATCGTCTATCTCAAAACTTGGCGGTGTAGCATCCGGCAGAGCAATCACAAACATTCCTTTACTGGCAAAGAATTTGAAACAGTTATTTACCACTCTGTCTACCGCACCGAACGTAAGCGAGAACATTATACGCATGACAAATGCACTGGCAGGACTGGCATCTACTGGTGCGGCATCCGGTCGGGCTGCAAACTCTTTGGACAGAAATCTGAACACTTATACGGCAAGCGCAAAAAGAGCCACAAAAAGCACATTCAGTCTCGCAGCGGCTTTCGGAAAATTTTATGCAACGTATTTCCTTGTTATCCGTGGAATAAAATCTCTTTGGAGTTCCATAGAGGGAACTACGGACTATATTGAAGCATTTAACTACTACACGGTAGCATTTAATAAAGTCGGCAAGGAATGGGGCAAGGACTTTGAAAAATACGGTTACGACAATGCAAAAGATTATGCGCAGAGTTTCGGAAATCGTGTAAATGAACTTCTTGGCAAAATGTCCGGTCTGAAAGTAGATGTAGACGGTGGATTGATTTCTGAAAGCGGAATGAAGAACCTGGGACTGAATTTACAGGAGATTACGCAGTACGCTTCACAACTTGCATCTATCACCAACTCTTTAGGGCAGACCGGAGAAGTTACTACGGCAATTTCAAAGTCCATGACAATGCTTGCCGGAGATATTTCTTCATTGTTTAACGTAGATTTCAGCACGGTTGCAACTAACTTGCAGTCTGGTTTAATCGGTCAGTCAAGAGCATTGTATAAGTATGGTATTGATATCACGAATGCCACTTTACAGACTTATGCTTACAAATACGGCATTGAAAAGGCTGTATCTGAAATGTCACAGGCAGAAAAACAGCAGTTGCGTTTACTTGCAATCTTAGACCAGTCCAAAGTATCATGGGGAGATTTAGCGAATACAATCAATTCTCCAAGTAATATGATTCGCCAGTTTACTAACAACGTAAAAGAAGCTGGTATGGTACTGGGTCAGTTGTTTATTCCGGTATTGCAGAAAGTACTTCCTGTTATTAACGGTGTCGTAATTGCGATTAAGAGACTGCTTGTTAGTGTTGCAAATTTACTGGGAATCAAGATTGACTTTTCGTCATTCGGTCAAGGTGTATCCGGGTACAATGAAGAGTTGGAAGACACGGCAGATGCACTGGATAAAGTTGGTACAAGTGCAAAAAATGCAAAGAGCGGAGTACGTGAATTTGACAAACTGAAAGTTATTTCAACTCCAAAATCCAGTGGTTCCGGAAGTGGCGCTGGTGGAACAGGAATTGACCTTACCAAGGAAATCATGGATGCTACTGCAGAGTACGAAAAAGTATGGCAGGAAGCATTTGACAAGATGCAGAATACAGCTCTTGGCTGGGCTGATAAGATAGAAAAACTTCTTGAGCCTGTGAAAAAGTTATTCAAAGATTTATTCAATGGTGATTTCTTCGAAGCAGGACAAGATTTATCCGGTATTGTCACAGGAATATTTAACTGGATGTCCGATGCTATTGCATCTGTAGACTGGTATCAGATTGGTCAAAACATAGGACAGTTTCTTGCTGGTATTGACTGGACTGCTGTATTTACATCTGCCGGAAACTTTATAGGACAAGCAATTACAGCGGCAATCGAACTGTGGAAAGGAAGTTTCGATGCTGCACCAATCGAAACCACGATTCTGACAGCAATAGGACTTTTGAAATTCACTGGCTTGGGAGATATTCTGTGGAAAGCAATAAAAGATTCTATTGTCTTGTCAATGGGCGGTAAGGCAGGAGCAGGAATCGGAGAAACAATTCTCGGAAGTCTATTAGGAACTGGAGCGGCAACAGGAGCAGGGGGAGCGGCAGCAGCAGGAGCAACCGGATTGTTTGGTGGTATTAGTGCAGGAGCAGTAGCGGCAACAGCGGCTATCACAGCGGTTGTAGCAGGACTTGCGCTTGTATATGCGACAAACGAGGATGTTAGAAATAGTTTCAAGGAATCAATTTCAGCCATTGCGGATAACCTAACTCCTGCAATGGAGTTTTTGACAACAACGGTTATACCAGATTTACAGAATGCATGGACAGGGCTTGTAGATGTGCTTACTCCGATAGGAGAATTTTTGAAGACTGCATTCACAAGCATATGGCAGGATATGCTAAATCCCGCATTAAAATATGTTGGTGAAGAAGTGCTTCCGAAATTGCAAAGTGCTTTTGAAAATCTTTGGAATGGAGTGCTTGTTCCGTTTGGAACATTCCTTGGAAATATCTTAAAGCCTGCAATTCAAATTGTTACTGATATACTTACGGTACTTTGGAAAAATGTAGTAGTTCCTTTGGCACAAGCATTAGGAAGTGTTTTAGGAGCTGCATTTGATGCGATAGTCGATACCATGAATTTTCTGGTAGAACAAGTAAAACCAGTAATAGAAGTATTCAACTTCTTATGGGACAATGTTTTATCTCCCATAGTCACTCATTTGTGGGAAGATTTAAAACCTGCTTTTGAAACTGTTTTTAACGCAATAGGTAATATTATCAAAAACCTTGGAACAAAATTAAAAGGACTAATTAATTTTGTTTCCGGTGTATTTACTGGAAACTGGAGAAAAGCATGGGACGGAATAAAAGACATTTTCAAAGGAACATTTAACAACCTTGTATCCATAGCAGAGGGATGCGTAAATCTGATTATTGATGGAATAAACGCTTTTATTGATGGTTTTGGTCTGATTAGTGGCATATCTGAAGCTATAGGAATAAGTTTCAAGCCAGTGCAAATACCTAAAATAAGTATTCCTCGATTTGATACCGGTGGTTACGTTCCAAGCCGATACACGATGTTCATGGCAGGAGAGAACGGCGTACCGGAGATTGCCGGGACAGTAGGCGGCAAGACAGCGGTTGCCGGTGGAGTTGAAATCACTGGAATCAAAGATGCCATCAATTCCACGGCACAACAGGAAATTGCACTTCTGAAACAGAATAATCAGCTACTGCAAGGAATCCTTGAAAAAGAGTTTGGAATAACAACCGATCAAATTGGAATTGCAGCAAGACAATACGGTCAAGAGCAATTTAACCAAAAACACAAGAATGTATATGTATTTTAACACAGACAGCACCCATTCAGAGTGCTGTCTATTTTTATGCAATAAGGCGGTGAGCGTATGTCAGCATATCAAGGATGGCTTTTAAAAATTGGAGATTACGTTATTGACCAGTCAAGATTTATAGCCGCTGAAAGTTATCAGCCAGCTGTAAATATGCAGGATGTAGACCCGTGGACTGATGCAAATGGATACGTACATAGAAATGCTGTGGAGCTAAAAGCATTAAGTGTTGATTTTTCCACACCTGCGATGCTGACGGATGACGATTTGCAAGAGTTACTGTCCGGGATACGAAGCAACTTTATTGATGCAACGGAACAGGGATGTAATATCACGGCATACATTCCATTTTTAGGTCAATATGTCACACAATATGGATATATGGCTGATATAAAGCCTACAATCTACGGAACTTATGACGGAGAGATTAAATACAATCAGATAGAATTTTCATTTGTCGGAGGTGTAGCGAATGAGTAACTATACCTATGCGGATTTGTTTGATAAAAGCGCATCCAAAAAGGAAATCACGATTGAAACAGAGGACAAGTCTGTAAAAATCACCAACAGCGAAATCCATTTTGAACAGTTTGAATTAAAAGAAATACTATGTGATGATGATTACCTTACCTTTGGACAGTGCAATGCATCACAGTTAAAATTCAAAATTTCCAACGTGTTCACAAGCATGATTGGGAAACAGATAAATGTTTCTGCTGTGATTAATGGACATACTGACACACCGTTTGTTTTCGGAAAATACCGTGTCATTTCCGATAAACCAACAGATGATAAGCGTTACAGAAATGTGACGGCATATGACGTTATATACGATATTGGAGAATCAGAAGTATCTTCCTGGTATAACGGGTTGAAATTTCCTCTGACCTTAAAGCAGTTCAGAGACAGTTTTTTTTCATATTTTGGTGTTGAACAAGTAGCAACCACATTACCTAATGACAGCATGGAAGTGGCAGAAACAATAAAACCAAGCGAACTTTCTGGCCAGACGGTCATGGAAGCAATCTGCTCGATAAATGGATGTTTTGGCCATATTAACCATGATGGAAAATTTGAATATGTTTTCCTTAAAGAAATAATATCCGGTTTATATCCACATAAAGGATTATATCCACAGAAAGGATTATACCCTAGAAAAGGTTATGAAAAAGAAAAGGTTACTGGTGGAAAATACAAATCAGTCAAATATGAAAATTTTGTCTGCCAAAAAGTTACAAAAGTGCAGATAAGACAATCAGAAAATGATATTGGTGCAGTTTACCCGGATACAGAGATTACCGAGAACGACAACAGTTATATTTTGCAAGATAATTTCCTTGTTTATGGAATGAGTGCAGATGCCCTAGAAACAATTGCAAGAAATCTGTATGAGGTTATTAAAGTTGTAAAATATAGACCTTATAACTGTGAAAAAATAGGAAATCCTTGTTTAAGCCTTGGAGAAGCAGTCAATGTATATACGGCTAAAGAAATCATAGAAAGCTATGTGTTGAGTAGAACATACAAAGGAATCCAACAACCGACAGACACCATATCAGCAAGCGGAAAATCTCCAAAGTACAGTGAACAAGTAAATGGAATTAACAAAAGTATAATTCAACTCCGAGGCAAGACTAATGAGTTGGAGCGTAATGTGGAAGAGACCAGGTCCGAAATCAAGGATGTAGAGAATGGACTGGATACAAAGATTACACAAAACGCAGGAAAAATTGAAGCAGAAGCAAAAAGGGCAACAGATACAGAAGTAGAATTGGCAGCGGCGATATCTTTGCAGGCAGACCAAATTAAATTAAAAGTATCAAAAGGCGATGTCAGTTCGCAGTTGAGCGTTGAGAGTGGACAAGTAAGTATTTCTGGAAACCGTTTTGTATTGGAAGCAGATAACTGTAGCATATCAGCAGATGGAACTATTACAGCTAAAAATGCAGTAATGACTGGTAGTTTTAAGTCTATAGGGGAAGACGGAAGTTACACAGAAGTATCATCAGGTGAAATTAAATTTTATAACGAACTATTGCAAAGCACAGGATCTATAAAAGGATTGGGACAATATCTTACTATTGATGCTTCAATGGTAAGTGTAAGCGGAATTTTAGTGGTAGGAAATGGAGCAACATATGATTCACAATATGTAAAAAACATATCAACAACTTCTCAAATATTGGGCAGTAAGACAGTACTGACAAGTGCCACATTAAGTGTCACAAAAAATTATATAAATGGAACCGTATCAGATGTATCTTTGGTAACACAAACAGCCAATGTTGCTGATTATCCTGGACATAATGTTAATTTTATTACAGGAGTTTCATCACTTGGAGGTTTGCTCACTGCAACATCTGGAATTGTCACACTTATGACGTAGGAGATTTATTATGGTAAAAAAAATATTTATTCTTCAAACAATTATTGGAAAAACAATGAAAGAAGTAATGGAAAAAAGGCAAGAAATTCAGCAATATATAGCTTTTACCATTGGAATTTCCACGTTTACGGAAATCAATGCCACATTGTTTAGCACGGAAGATGGCGATGGTTTTGAAGATTTTATGAAGCAACTTATTGACATGTCGGATACAGTGGTTGCACAGAGCGGATATGAGGTATCTGAACTGTGCAAAAATCTGTATTCGTATGCAGAAGAGCAAGGAAAAGAAATCTATGTAAGGGAGAATTGATATGGCAGCAAATTTTGAGATTAAGAAATTAAAAAGTAACCTTGTGACAGTATTAAATCAAACACCGTTGCCTATCGAGGTGAAAAGGCTTGTACTGTATGAAGTATATTCGGAGACTAAACAGTTATCAGATATGCAGATTATGAAAGAGGAAAGCGAGGTATCTGCAGATGGCAATGAATAAGGTTTATACCAGAATTAATTGGGAAGATTATCCCAGTGAGAACACGGATTTAGATGCATACAATCTTAATCAGATGGATTATGCTATTGATGCGTTGGACAACCGTATCATATCACAGGATGCCTTAAAAGTAGACAAGTCTGCAATAAACGGAAACATTGCTGATTGGACTATGGATGAAACAACCGGTGTTATTACTATTACAAAATACAACGGTGAAAAAATTATTTTTGACCTTAACATTGAAAAAATTCCTGTCGGCTTTTCCATGTCTGATGACGGAATCATTACCATGACTACAGAAGATGGAACACAGTTTAAGGCTGATATTGGTTCTATGATTCCGGTGTTGACATTTGAAGATTCTGCAACCATAGCTGTATCCGTGACTGGTACTGGAAAGAATAAGACTTATTCTTTTTCAATCAAAACAGGATCAGTAACAGATGCTATGCTACAGCCTAATTATTTAGCAGATATTAGAGTAGAATCCGCAAATGCATCTGCTTATGCGCAATCCGCAAATGCAAAATCTGTATTGGCTGAATCTTATGCCATAGGTGGAACCGGAACAAGAGAAGGAGAAGATACAGATAACGCAAAGTATTATATGGAGCAGGCAAAACAGCAAACAGGAGGTATACCTACAAAAGTTAGTGAATTAGAGAATGACGCTGGATATATCACCAAAGATGCTGACAATTTAACTAATTACTATGACAAGATTACTACCGACCAAAAATTAGCCAAAATTGACTTGACTGATTATCTTAAAAAGACGGGTGATGCTTCCAACACAACCGTAACATTCACAGAGCCTAAAGAACTGGCACAGCCGACCACAGGAGAGAAACTTGGTGGAATTATCGGAAAGGTTAGCCTTGCGATTAAGAACATCAAAACATTAATTACGCTCATAGGCAATACTGATATTAAATCAATCGGTGACGGAACTGTCACAGGTGCGATTAGTGATGTAAATGGCAAGTTAAAATCCGTAGATTATGATATAACGTTCCCATCAGGTGTAACCACCGATTTTGTACACTGCAAAAGAACGGGCAATATTGTAGATTTTGGATTCCGCATTTTAAGTGGGTCTATACCATACGGATCTCCATTAGCCACGCTACCAGCAGATTTACACCCCAAATATAATATATTGATACCCAGTCAGTACTTAGTGATAAATGATGTTGCTAGCACTGGTAATGTAAGATTGATGTACAATGGAAGTATATTTCAGGAGTATTCCGCAACCGGAACTCTAAATGCTTGCATGATAAAAGGTACTTTTATTATTTAGCCGGTGCAAATGCGAGATTATATGTACCACTCGATCCAAATATAACGGAGTCTCCTGATGCAAATGGAATACATACCGCTATAGGATTTTCTGATGATGTACATAATGCCAAGAAATAATTTGCATTCTTGGATGATCGGATAGATGCCCAGCCATTCACTGCACCCTGTATTGTTCCAATTACATAGCCATTAGTCATACAAGTGTAATTAGATTGTATGGCTACAGCAGATTTATAGTCAGGAGCAATTAACTTGCCATTTACAGAAGTAATGATAACTGATGTATGCAGATTAGTAATAAAAATAAATCAATCAAAAAGAGCATGGTGTAGAAGCCATGCTCTTAATTTTTATCTGATTCCCCAGTCACCGTCATTGTTGACGAAACCAACCACATATCCTATCATGTCATCAATTATGTGTTCTGGAAGTATACTGTTCGGAGACATGAGCGAAACATATCTCCATTTTCTAACGCCATATTCTATTATATGGGTTTTTACGGCAATTTGTATCCCACCATTACTTGTTACAATACATCGTTCACCGTCTTGTGGTTCCCGATCCGCTGCAAGGAGAACAATTTCCCCAGGCAGATAAAACGGCATATAGTAGTCACAGGGAATTTTCAAACCGATATAAGTCTTGGATTTTATATCTTCCGGTAATTTGTCTATGCAAATAGGTTCTACAGCGTTTGTGGTGGCTATAATTCCATTCACAAGTTGCGGTTTAAGGACAGAAATATACTTGTGTGATTTTTCAAGACTGGAATAGATTTTATCTTGGTGACGGATGGAGTAGCGGATAAGGTACAGAGAGTGTTCCGGCAGACTGCGGCATATCTTGACAGATTCCAACATCTTATCTTCCATAGTACCACAGCCTACCAACTCATCTACGCTGATTCCAAAGGCTCTAGCAAGCGCAACAGCGGTCGATAGCTTTGTGTCGTTAGAATTACCGTATAGTAGTGAATTAAGCGTAGAATAAGGCAAATTAGCTTCATCTGCAAGCTTGTAAACCGTCATGTCCGGCTCATTTAGAAATTCATGGAGATTTCCACGAAAACTTAACATATAATTAGTACGGTTGACTGATAAATGTGTCGAAATTTCTTTGATTCGGTCTTTTTTTATCATGTTTTTTATCCCCCTTTCACATGATACACTTGTAACATCCCTTGTTTCAAGGGACTTCAAGTTCTGGCGAGGGCGGTGTTTATTGGCGTTTTCACCGTCCTCTTTTTGTTGATATTTTACAACAACAAAAAACGTACGTCAAATATATTGATTGTTAAGAACATATGCTCTATAATTTGATGTATCACTACTTTAGATTCTGCGGAGAATTAAAGGGGAGAGGGGTGTGGTTACAATGAACGAAAGCAATGAATTTTACAGAGAGGAAATTGCAAGAATACTATCTGGAATAGAAGACAATGACATATTGAAATATGTCTATGTCATTGTCTCTGATATAGAGGGGGAAAAATGAAAAATCGAAAAAAAATAAATTGGGCGTTAATAATTTTGATTTACTTTTTAGGATTATTAACAAATTATTTCTTAAGATAGACCTAATATTTTCTTTAAATATTCTGTAAATATTGGAGAGCATAATCCCATAAAGTACACTAAAACGTAAACAAGTTTTGGACCTATATAATCAATAATTTTTTTTAAAGGACTTATGTAATTATGCTCTTTACTTTTTACTATATGTATGTCTTCTAATGAATTTATTTTTATATATTTCATTTCTTCTAGTTCATTTATGTAATCAATAAAATCATCTATGGCAGAATCACCATAATCTTTTGAAATCCTACCTAATACAACATTGTTGTCTTTATTTTTTATTGATATTAAATAGCCAAAAAAATCATTAGAATCTTTTATTTTTCTCTTCATTCCGCACCTCCGATTATCATTTTAAATGCGGAAAATGCAGTACTTCTTTTTTGCTCAGAAAGATTGTAGTACTTAATCAATAAATCTTCCATATTGGGATCGTTTCTTAAAAAATAAACTAATCTAGCGTATTTTTCGGAATATTTTTTCCCGTCTTCTTTACCAGTCAGCAAAAATTCAATAGAAACTCCTAAAAAATTCGCAATTACTTCTATACGGTCATCCGGGATAACTCCCTTTTTTAAACTTCTTATATATCCATTACCAAATCCGCAAGAAGTCTCTAATTTAGAAATTGCTATTCCCCTTTCTTTACATATAGATTTTACTCTTTCTACCGTAGTCATAGTGTCCTCCTAAAATTTAGATGATACTCTAAAAATATGCTTGACAAAATAGAGAACACTCTATATAATAAATTTAGGATTTAGAGGAAAGCCTAAATTTAAAAATGTTCTCTGTGGTTTCTTGGCAGTTACTATATTAGAACATTCTCTAAATTTTGTCAAGTTTTTCTCTAAATTCCTAAATCAAGAGAAAGGGAGTGATAGATTGAATTGTTACGACAGAATCAAGGAAATTTGTGATAAGAAAGGAACAAATATTTATCAAGTGGAGCAGAAAGCCGGATTGAGCAATGGAATTATCCGAAAGTGGAATGAATCTGCTCCGCAAGTTGACAATTTAAAGGCTGTTGCAAAAGTCCTTGGAGTAAAAGTAGACGAGTTACTGGAATAGGGAGGTAAAAACATGGAAAAACAGAGATATGTGGTATTAGACAAAAATGGTAAAGCAAATATAGTTCAGAAAGCTGATTCACGTTTTGTTGGAATTGACGAGATGGCACAGCACATTGCGTTTGACATTATCGAAGATTACAAAAGCATTATAGATGGCGATAAGAAAATCGAAGAAACAAATATTGATTTGTCTATCAAAGTCCTTACCGCCATTTCGCCTTTTAGGAACGGCTCTGGATATGGAAAGGATTGTTAATTGCCGCTGCTATTGCTAATTGTGGTTTTTCTTCCGGCAAAGAATTGACGATTTCTGAATAGTATTGGTCGTACAGGTTCTTAAAATCATCAAAACTTCCGGTATATCCACAGATTTTAGCAATAGCGTAAGCGGATGCGTATTCTTTAGAATCCAAATTTTTTCACCTCCTTATTAAAAAGATAAGGAGAGTATATCACAAAAAGGAAGTGAATTGAATGAGTGAAAAAGAGAAAAAAATCGTTGAGAAGTTAAAGAGAGCCATTCCGAATATGTCCGATTTCGACAAGGGATATATTCTCGGGAAAACAGAAAAAATGGCAGAGGAATCTGCCGAGAGAGGTGAGAAGAGTGAAAACATCAAAAATTGAGATTCACCAGTGTGACGGTGAAGAGGGGATTTTTACAGAAGTCCTCATTGATGGTCACAAAATCAACGGTGTGAGAAGTTTCACACTGAAACAAGGGGTCGGTGATGATGTTCCTACTCTGACACTTGACCTTAATGCACTTAATCTTGCAACGGATATGAAAGTGTTGCGGATTATGCAGGAGGGGTTAGGAGAAATCGAAAGCATTAACTTCAAAAAAGAATAGGCTCCCATATTTCAGAGAGGAGAAATAAAATGCAAAGTCAGTTTGAGAGAGAACTTCTCAAAACCTTAAAGAGCATTGACGGCACTCTGAAAAGAATTGAGAAGTCCATGAATGATGAAGAGAAACAGCATACGACCATTTGTAATGCAGTTTCTCATGCAATGAAAGGAGAACATGAATGAAAAAATGGACTTACCGCCAGAAGAGAGATCTTCTTGACAAATTAGAACCTTGGATCACTGCATTGGTTCAACTCATAAGTGCATTGGCTGGGGCGGCTGTCGGAATAGCTATCTGCTACTTTTTCTAAGTGGTATGTGGCAGTTGCAGTTATTAAAGCTACAACAAACGGTATGAGTATATTTCTCAAAAATGAGAGAAATAAATGTTCTTTATAGAATCTTCCTTTTGAAGACAAAGTAAATGTGAACTTTTCACGATTTATGGATGAACTAACTATGGTGAAATATCCCTTTTCCTTTAAGGACAAAAATGCTTGGTAAACATCTTCACCATTGTAATTCCCTATTTCAGACAATGAAATGGAACATTCAGAAGATTTTACAGTTTTCCTAAGTACTTTTCTTTCGATTTTGAGAAGCATATGAAACCTCCAGTCTTTTAGAACATTATACCACAGAAAGGAGAACAATGAACGAATTAGAGCAGAAAACAATATCTTCCGTGGAAGTAGCGGAAATGGTAGGTAAAGAGCACAGCAAACTGCTAAGAGATATACGCACTTATGTTGAGCAATTAGGACGAGCCAATTTTGGACAGTCCGATTTCTTTACAGAAAGTACCTATCAAAACAGCCAAAACAAGACACAGCCTTGCTACATGGTAACGAAGAAAGGCTGCGAGTTCATAGCACATAAGATGACCGGAGTTAGGGGAACAGAATTTACGGCAAAGTACATTGACCGTTTCCACGAAATGGAAGATTCCATTAAGGCACATATCCCTACTGGACAGGAATTGATTGCACTGGCGGTTGTCGAAGCACAGAGGATGCTTGCGCAGAAAGAGGAAGAGGTTAAGCAGTTGCAGACCACAGTGCAGCAGATGGATGCCGTGATTACCGATATGACACCAAAAGTTGACTATGTGGACAAGATTCTTTCTTCCAATGATTGTATGACGGTTACACAGATTGCGCAGGACTACGGAATGAGTGCGGTGAGGTTCAATTCAGTTTTAAGAACAGCCGGCATTCAGAGAAAAGTAGGTGACCAGTGGATATTGTATGCAGACTTCCAGGGCAAGGGTTATGTGAGAACAAAGACAAATGATTATGTTAAGCATGACGGAAGTACCGGTACAAAGCCACTTACCGTATGGACACAGAAAGGCAGAATGTTCTTGTATAACAAGCTGAAAGAGATTGGCATTGAACCTATCGAGGAGGAAAGCGCATGAGAACAACAATAAAGCTGTTTCTTCCTATTATAATAGCACTCTCCATCACATTTACATCCACGGCACAGACAACCGGCAGTTTTATCTCCGAGGAAGCACAGGAATCGTGTGTAAAGTACGGTGAGGAATATGGCATCTGCCCGGAACTGCTTATGGCAATGATCGAGAAAGAATCTTCCGGCAGACCGGATGTGGAAAGTGGCGGTTGCAAAGGTCTGATGCAGATTTCAGACAGATGGCATAAAGACCGCATGGAGCGTTTGGGAGTGACTGACATCTACTCCGTGGACGGCAATATCCATGTGGGAGCCGACTACTTGTCGGAATTGTTTGAAAAGTACTGTGATGTAGGAATTGTCCTCATGGTTTACCACGGAGAGAAGAACGCAGCTACAAAGACAGAATTAAGTGATTACGCAGACTGGATATTAACCAGGAGCGCAGAACTGGAAAGGATGAATGGAAAATGACGAACAGAGAGAAGTATGCGGAACAGATTATTGACATGGCACTTGATAGTATAGAGATAGCTGTGGACAAAGAAGGAAAGTTATGTGATTGCAATGTAATACTTTGTTCCGATTGCGCATGGAGTGATAAAAGCAGATGCAGGGAAAGGTTCAAAGAATGGGCAGAGCAGGAATATGTTGAACCACCTGTTGACTGGTCGAAAGTGCCTGTGGACACGAAAGTGTACGTAAGAGATTCCGATAGTGACCCTTGGAAACCTAGATATTTTGCAAAATTTGAAGGTGGGGAAATATTTACATGGACTAATGGTGCTACTTCTTTTTCAAGGGACAGCGTTTGTGATTTCTCATGGTGGAATCAAGGAAAACTTGCGGAGGACACCGTATGAGTGCCAAAAAGCGGTTTACCGTCAAAGGGTGCATCGGAAAGATATTTTACAGTCCGAAAGAGTGGGAAATTGACCGTGAAACAGCATTCTATTACAGAATTGTAAACCGCAATACTGGGAAGAAAAAATGGCTAAGAAAGGAGTATTTTTATGAAGAAGCGGCAGATTATCCCCATCGTCCGTGCGAATGAGATTCTGATTGCAAGACTGTTAGATGCAGGAATCTTGTATATCAGCGAAGAGGACGACATGATCCACGTAACAGAAGACTGAAAGCCGGAGGAATGAGGAAATGGAAAGGAAGATAAGAAAAATCTTGGTAGAACTGGGGCTGAAACAGTACTTGCCGGGATTCCAGTACATCATCGAGGTTGAAACGCTGATGTTTGAGAACCGGAACAGAAGACTTTCTGAAATCTACCGGATTATCGGAGAGGAACACAGCACAACCAAGGAAAGCGTGTACCGGGCGATCAAGTGGGCTGTTGATAAGATGAACCCAAGCACAGAGCTATACAAGGAGATCAATGAGACAGACAAGTCGGTTTCAATCTATATGTTTGTAAATTCACTGTATTTATATCTTTGGGAGGATAGGAAAAATGAGGATTAAGCACATCTTTTTGCAGAATTTCTGCAAGTTCTATGGTTCTAACGTAGTGGACACTGATTTATACGACCGGACAGATGTTTCCGGTGCGAATGAAGTCGGTAAGTCCACAATCAAGAGAACAATTCAGTACATTTTTGGATGTCGTGACGAAAACGGCAGAGAGATCACCGGAATCAGACCGCACGATAAGGACGGCAATGACATTGACGGAGATATTACCGCAGGAGTTACCGTGGAGATTGACGGTACAGACAAGGTTCTGAAAAAAGTATGCCGTCAGAACTTTAATAAGAAAGGCGAGTTTACCGGAAATGTCACGGATTACTATGTGAATGATATTCCAAAAAAGGCAGCAGATTTTGAAGCGTTTTTGGAAGAGAGTGTATGCGGAAAAGATAAGTTTTCACTTTGTATCAATGCCATGACACTTCTGCTGAAAGGTGGCACGGATCAGAGAGCCATTCTTGCTGATATGTTTGGTCAGCACAGTAATGATGACATTTGCAATCAGTTTCCGGAGTTTGAAGCATTAAGGACTGTTCTGCAGGATGGAACGGTTGATGAACTGAAAAAGCGTTGCAATACGCAGTTGTACGGCACAAGGGGAAGAAATGGAACCAAGGGATTGCAGGATCTGTTAGATGAAATTCCGAGCCGTATTGACGAGGTGAGCCGTCAGAGAGTGGATATTGACCTTGCGGATCTGGAACTGAAAAAGAAAGCTTTACTGGATAAGCTGTCAGAGAACATTAAGCAGCAGACAAATACGCAGAACAGCATGATTTCCTACGATAAGCTTTCTGATGGAATTATTGAGTTAAAAGGTCAGTTGAGCGCATTGCAGCAGAAAGCAAATGAAAAACTGGATGCGGACAGAAGAGAGAAGCGCACGGCACTGAACCTGGTTCAGAATGAGAATCAGAAAGAGTTGCTTAAGGCAGATACCATTCGTGAAGAAATCACGGCACTGGAAAAGCGTATCGCACAGTATGAGCAGAAGAGACAGGAATTGAAGAAGAGTTGGGATTTGAATAAAAGCCTTAAATTTGATGAAAACTCTCTGATTTGCTCATACTGTGGACAGGAATATCCGGAAGAGAAGAAAGAGCAGTTAAGAACGGAGTTTGATACGCATAAGGCACATGAACTGGAACTGATTACCAAAGAGGGTTCTTCCTGCGCTGACCATATCAAAGCGGATCAGGCAGAACTGGAGCATAAGCGTGAGGAACTGAAAAAGACCGAGGATGAAGTGGAGCGGTTGGAAAAAGAGGTTTCCATTGCTGATAATGCCTTAAATTCCATTCCGGCGAGCGTGGATATTTCCAACACAGAAGAATACAAAGCTGTCCAGTCACAGATTGCAGAGAAAGAAGCTGCCATGCACAAATTCACTGAAATGAATCTTCTTAGAATCCAGTTAAAAGGTGATGAAGAGCAGATCCGCAATGATATTTCTGCGGTTGATAAGTCATTGGCAAGTGTAAGCATTAACGAGAGTGTGGATAAGCGTATTGCAGAACTGGAACAGGAGCGCAAGAACATTGCACAGAAGATTACGGATGTGCAGGCACAGCTTGACCTGTTAAAGAAATTCAGCCGGAAGAAGAACGAACTGTTGGAAACTGATGTGAACAAGTATCTTTCTTTCTGCACTGTGCGGATGTTTAGACCTCTTGTGAATGGTGACACGGAGGAATGCTGTGACTTTACATACCGTGGAGAGCCTTACAGCCGTAACATGAACCACGGAGCAAGGATTCTGACGGAGATTGACATTTGCAATGCGTTTCAGAAGCGGTGTGGTGTGGAATTACCTATCATGGTTGACGATACCGAGAGCCTTGACCCTTGGAAGATTCCTGATGTTGACAGTCAGTTGATTATGTTCCGAAGAAGTGATGATGCAAGTTTGAGAGTGGAGGAAGCGAAGAATGCCTAATAATGATTATGATATGGATAAAAAAGTTGAGATTTCTGCTGATGAAATGTGCAAGGTAACATCAAAAGTAATGGCAGAAGAGCCGTTTGATTCTTTAATTACGAAGAACCCCAGAATGAGTTTGATTTTTGCTCTTTTTGGAGCGAAAATTTCTGCCAAGATATTTTGTGACGAGATAAAAAAAGGAGATGCGGAGAATGCAGATTAAGAAAGAGACAGTCATTTCTGTTCTGACAACAAGCGGAGAAATAATTAATGCCGGTGACACCGTTATATTCAATTTTGATGACAAGTGTTGCGTGGGTGTGTACCTGGGACTTTCAGACCGTGGAGCCTTGAAATTTAAAGGCAAGATTTCCGGCACTGATGTCACATGGAACGTGATGCCTAAAAGTATTAAGGAGATTTACAAGGCTGATGTCAAAGTAAAAAATGATGAATTTGGCAAGTTTATGAACGAGCCGGAAAGTGAGGAATAAGTATGAAACATAAATTCTATGTTGGAGATGTGGTTAAACCAAACAAAAAAGCAGATGAAAATTATACCATAACTAATACATCTTATGTAAGAGAAGCCATTGTTACAGAATTAAGAGACTATACGATGTATATAAAAATCATAAAAGGGTCACGCAGTGTTGGGGAAGTATTTTCGGTTGAAGAAGAATGTTTTGATTTGGTAAGAAAAGCAAAACAGGAAACCATTGTCATCTACCGCAATGACAACAAAGTAGTTGCGCTGGACAAGTCCACAGGGAAGAAAGCAGAAGCCAAGTGCAATCCGGCTGATGAATTTGATTTCCGTACTGGTGCTAAGTTGGCTTTTAATCGGCTGATGGGCGAGGATGTGAAGCCTGATAACGGTGTACGGGAGGTGAAGAGAAAAGCTAAAGTCGGTGAGTACATCAAAATTGTGGATGCGAAACCTTTTCTTATACCATATGAAAACGGAGAGATTTTCATAGTAATTGGTGTTAAGGATGCAACATGTGAGGTTGAAAACTCTGTTAAAAGGTGTCACACATGGCACAGCGAGTACGTTGTCCTTGAAAACTACAAACCGGAAGAGAAAGTGCAGGAACAGAATGACAGCGAAATCCATGTCGGTGACATGGTAGAGGTAACACGAAGCGGTGGTTGTTATTCAGTGTACTATACATGGAGTGGACTTGGAAGTTATAGGCAAAATTTTGTTAAGGGAGTTTTTGTTGAAGACGGAATGGTTGCAAAGGTTTTGAACATTGCGAAGCATGACAGGCTGCATAATTTTCGCCTTGCGCTTATTCAGAATCCCAAGACAACCCAGGTATTCATCATTAACATTGACGGAATCAAAAAGGTAGAAAGGTAGGTAGAAACATGGCAGACGAAAAGAAGCAGGAAAACACAGGAATTGTGGAATACGAATCAAATGGGGAAATTGTAAAAATTTCCCCAACAACGGTAAGAAAGTACCTTGTAAGCGGTGGTGGAAACGTATCAGATCAGGAAGTAATGATGTTTATGTCTCTTTGCAGATACCAGCATCTTAATCCTTTTTTGAAAGAAGCATACCTCATTAAGTTTGGAAACAATGATCCTGCTACGATTGTTACCGGAAAAGATGTTTTTACAAAAAGAGCCGATGCAAATCCGAATTATGCAGGAAAAAAAGCAGGAATTATTGTTCAAAAGAAAGATGGTTCCGTTGAAGAAAGAGAAGGATCTTTTGTCCTTAAGGACGAATCTATTGTAGGAGGTTGGGCTAAAGTGTTTATCAAAGGAAGAGAGACACCGGAGTACCAGTCAGTATCTTTCGATGAATATGTTGGAAGAAAAAAAGATGGAACAATCAACGGTCAATGGTCTAAAAAGCCTGCAACAATGATAAGAAAAGTTGCTGTTGTACAGGCATTAAGAGAAGCTTTTCCGGATAAATTCCAAGGTTTGTATGCGCAGGAAGAATTTCCTGATGTTTCCGATGTGAAACTTTATGTGGAAAAAGTTGTGGCAGAAGAGGTACAGGCAAATGCAAACACTATTGAGTTTCCTGACGCAAAATTTGAGGAAGTACCGCAGACCGCAGAGACGGACATTGCCAGCGCAGAGACACCGGATTGCTTTAAGTAGAGGTTGAATAATATGTATACAGATATGTATAGAGTTTTAAAAGAAGGACAGTGTGGAGATTTCCGAATTGAAAAATTTGAAATAACTCCTAATAATTTGTATGCGGTTATTCATGGAATTAGTGTTGGAAAATATGTACGTCTTTTACATAAAAATGAAGTTGTAATGTCTGACACAGATATGGAAAAGCGTACAAATTCCAAATTTGTCATAAACGCTCATGGCAATGTTCTTATTGGTGGTCTTGGAATTGGAATGATTCTTTTGGCAATACAAGATAAAAGTAATGTTGAAAGGATTATTGTTGTTGAGAAATCAGAAGAAGTTATAGCTTTAGTAAAAGATCAACTTCCATTGAATAATAAGGTTGAAATTGTAAATGAAGATGTATGGGAATATATGCCATCTTGTAAATTTAATACTATTTATATGGATATATGGAACTATATAAATACAGATGTTTACAAAGATTCTATGAAGCCACTGATTTCAAAATATAGAAAATATCTTGTATCAAAGGAAGAGGACGAAGAAAGATTTATTGATTGTTGGTGCCGTTTGGAAGCAAAGAAAGGAAAAGCAATATGAAGCTAAAATGTTTAGGTTCCGGTTCTTCCGGTAACTGCTATCTTCTAACGGCAGATAACGGTGAAACGCTTTTACTGGATGCAGGACTTCCCATCATGGACATAAAACGTGGTCTTAACTGGAATATTAAGTGTGTTGTGGGTGCGATATGCACCCATACGCACAAAGACCACTCATTATCCACATCAGACCTTGAACACATGGGAATACCAGTATTTAAGCCATATGAGAGTTTAGAACCTATGGAAATAGGGTTTACTGGTGGAAAAATAATGGCATTTGATCTTACGACACTGGATGGTAAGTGGACACATACCAACGCTGACGGTTCAGAATGCCCTTGTTATGGATTCCTGATTACTCACCCGGAAATGGGAAAATTGCTTTATGTAACTGACACGGAATTTGTTAAGTGGCGGTTCCATGAAGTAAACCACATCCTTATTTCATGTAACTATCAGAAGAAGTACATTACAGAGGATTCCAACGATGCTAAGAAATCCCATGTGTACCGTGGTCATATGGAACTGGAAACAGTAAAAGAATTTGTCATTGCGAACAAATCAGATGCCCTGCAGAACGTCATATTGTGCCATTTAAGCCGTGATAATTCTGATGCCAAAGAATGTGTCGCAGAGGTAAAAAAGATTGCTCCATTGGCGAATGTGGACTATGCGGCAGCAGGTAAGGAATGGATTTTACGGAATGGAAAGGAGTGTCCGTTTTGAGTAACTGGAAGAACATTCAGAAAGCGAAAGCTATTGAAGCGAAGAACCGTGAAAGAATACTGGCGGTCAATCCACACGTGGATGATGGAAGTGGAATTTACTTTCTGACAAGAACAGACGAGGATGGTTTCCGATTTGCGTATGTGGGACAGGCGGTACATATCTTGCAGAGACTGTCTGGACACCTTAACGGATACCAGCACATTGATTTGTCTCTTAAAAGTCACGGATTATATTCTGTGGAAAATATATACGGTTGGAAAATCGGATTCTTACATTATCCGGTAGGAGAACTGGACAAGTGGGAGCAGTACTGGATTAAGCGTTATGCGGACGAGGGTTATCAGCTTCGCAACAAAACAGCCGGTGGTCAAGGTGATGGCAAGAAGCAGATCGCAGAGTACCGACCGGGAAAAGGTTACCGTGATGGACTGGCACAAGGCAAAATCAACCTTGCAAGGGAACTGTCGAACATAGCCGACAAGCATCTAGTCATCAGTTTGAAGCCTGAGAAGCAGAACAATTCCGTGTCGCAGAAACAGTTTGCGAAGTTTATGGAACTTTTGCATGGAGAAAAGGATGGTAAAAGTAATGAATAAAACAGACTATGAAGTACTTTTACAATACGTTGAAGAAACTGACAAGGAGTTTTATGAATCTCTTTCTTTTCAAAAACAAATTATGTATCTTTGCGATCAATATGAAACTGGGTCTTTTAAAAAGTATTTGTTTAAGTATAGATTTCAGCAAGTCTGCAATAAATTAAAGGAGTTTTTCAGAAAATGGTGAAATACAAAGGCGAATGCTACGGATGTGCAACGAAAGCTTATCCATGTCTCGGCAATAGGTGCCCGAACATAAATGTGAAACATTTGTATTGCGATGATTGTAAGGAAGAGGTAGAGGAACTTTACGAGTTTGACGGTGTACATTTTTGTAAGGAATGCCTGTTAAATCAATTTGAGAAGATTACATGAGTGAAAAAAATTACGATTGTAGCTGTTGGAATGAGTACCCAAACACAATGCACTCAATCAACGGACGTACTCACAAACCGTATCAAAGTGGTAGATGGAAATGTGTTGATTGCTACGAATATGTAGGAAAATCAGAATACGGTGCTACTCATTGCAAAAGGAAAGAGCCAGAACTTGAAAAGAGGTGATACATAAAATGCCAAAACGATATGACAATCCGCAGGAAATTTTGAAAATCATGCGGCAGACAGAACTTTTGAAGCAGTCTGCGAATAGAAGTCCATTCACCGGAATACTGACACTGTTCTGCTATACCTTGTGGAAAGACTATAAGTACTCACAGACGAGACTTTCCGACTTTTGCGGTAAATTCACCGAATACAATGAAAAGTACGAGAATGAGCCTTATACGGAGTTACAGAGCAGGCTTAACGATTTTGCAGACTGGACGATTGAGTACAAGGAATTTACCGAAGCTGATTATCCACATTACAAGTCGGTTGTAGCGCAGAAATGCATCCAGGAACAGGTCAGATGTAACAATCTTATCAATGAGTTGTCCACAAGGTACATCCTATATGGAATGGTGATCCTTATGGAAGATGGATTCGGTAAGAAGAAGCTGACGAATTTCAAGGATAAGTTTTCTGACCACATGGACAAAGCTGGAGACAAGTGCAACGGAAAGGATTTCATGGATTTATGGAGAGAACTGGTGGAAAATACCGGGATCTATATTGAGAAGCCTATTTTTGAGTAAGGAGTTCTATATGGCAGAAAAAAGAATGTTCAGTGCAAAAATAATTGAGAGTGATGCTTTTTTGGATATTCCTGCTACGGCTCAAATGCTTTATTTCCATATCTGTATGAACGCTGATGATGACGGATTTGTAAACAACCCACGGAAAATCATAAGGATGTGCGGTGCTTCAGAAGATGATTTGAAATCCTTGATAGACAATAGATTCCTTTTATCTTTCGATAGTGGTGTTATGCTTGTAAAACACTGGCGCATTCACAACTACATTCCACCGGATCGTTACAAGCCGTCATGCTATATGGACGAAAAAAGCAAAATAGGTGTGAAACTAAACGGATCATACACTACAGACCCTAAAAAGATGGTTTCCCCAGTAGAGGGAAATCCGAAAAAGAGTTGTTACGACAAAGAAATCAAACTTGATAAGAGGTGATATAAATGCAGATGACAGGATATGAACTGTTGGCGAACTATGAAAAAGCAGAGGACAAGGACAAACAGATTCAGATTCTTGCGGATTTGAACCACATCCCGGTTGACATGGTGTGTTTTGTGATTGACAACAGAGAAAAATTTGAAAATTTGGGAACACCATTGTCCACGGAAGAATTTGCAAAGTGGTGTGAGACGGAACTTGACCGTGTGGATGCTCATATCCATGCACAGGAAATATATTACAGAGAAATTTGCAATGTATACAGAATCGCAAGTACATACGGAAAAAGGAGTGTAGCTGTATGAGAGAGGGAACATGAAACTTTCAGAACGGTGACTTACTATACATGGATACACACCCGGTTGCTGATGCTATTAGAATCGGACGCACGAAGCCGTATGACTGCAGTTATCCAGTGATGGCGGAGAGACCGAGGATCCCGGAAAGGAGAAGAGATGGAGAGACTGACAGAAAGAACCGCTGATGGAATTTTGGTAAAGGAGAATCACGTTGAAAACGGATTAAGAACATTTTATCAGTGCTTTGCAGAAAAGCCGAATGATAAATATACAAATTGCGATGGAGGATATTGCGCAATAGAGAAGCTTGCCGCATATGAGGATGCCGAGGAACATGGATTGCTCTTGCGGTTACCATGCAATGAGGTCTGGTTCATCTGTGATAAAGGTACAAAATACGCAACCGTAATGAGCAAAAGTATTAATGATTTAACAGTCTATGAAATTAGAAAAATAGATAAAGATGGAAGATATTGGTCATCCAAGAAAAAAGCCGAAGCTAAGCTTGCAGAAATGGAAGGTGCGGAATGAAGAAAGAAGAAGCTATTTACTGCTTAAAGGCTCAGAGTGAACGGCACTCAGAGGTTTGTGAAGAATGTCCTCTGTACGGACAAACTGGAGTAGATCATTGCTGTGAGGAAGCATTACAGCTATCTATCACCGCCTTGCAGAATCAGCCGGTGTGGATTCCACTGCCGGAGACGTACCGGGAAAGTGAGGTAGAATATGGCAAATAGGAACACACTGCATAGCAACAAATTGGATGCTTTTCGCAAATGGCTTATCAAAACCGGATGGACGATTGAAGAACCGAAAGGTATATGGGAAGTATTAAGAGCGAAAAAGGCAGGAAGACAGAATCCCTTGATTGTCTATCAAAAAATGAACAAAGAGCATTTAAGCGTGCTGGACAGAGATATTGATGTCATCAAGAGATTTTTGCAAGAAAAGTAGGTGGAAGATGGCGAAGTGTAAAAATTGCAAATATCTTGATACTGTGCAAAATGACCTAAGAAGTGAACCTTTTAAGTGGTGTGTATGTACAGATGACAGTTTTGTTTTAGACATGGAAAGAGACTGTGATTACTACACACCCATGACCAACGCAGACCGGATCAGGAGCATGACGGACGAGGAGTTGGCAATGGCGCTATTATGTGTCCTGCGGAATTTATTAAAAAGTGACAAGGTATGTAAGGATTGTACATTGGCATGGTTACAGAAAGAAAGTGAGGAATGAGGATGCAGGATAGATATTTATTCAAAGCAAAAACGGCAAGAATTGTTGACACGTATAATAACGCTGAAGACGGAGTATGGGTAAAAGGAAGTTTAAAACAAAATTGTGAAAAATACACAATATTTCAATTTGAATTTGATATGGCAGATTATGTTCCTTACGAAGTAGACCCAGAGACTATCTGCCAATGCACAGGCGTGAAAGACAAGAACGGTAATCTGATTTGGGAGAATGACATTGTTGCTTACTGGGATTCATACAGTACAGAAAGCGGACTGGCAGAAGCAGATTGCATCGGTAAAGTCGTATGGGATGATGAAACAATTTCCTTCCAAGTGACAAACAGATTATCTGCTGAAAGCTATGAAGTTTTAGGTGATGAATGTTCAGTGATTGGGAATGTATTTGACAATCCGGAACTGTTGGAGGAGTAATATGGCGACATGCAAACGCAAAAATCGTAATTGTCGGTATGAGTATAATCAAAATTCTTACCAGTGCAAGAAATGTATTGAGGAAAAATTAAATCAATATCCGATTACTTGTGAAGATTGTCATTACGGTGGTTGGGGAATATGCAATAAAAGAGGTAAGAATCAGCGGAGAATGAGACCTTGTGAGGATTTTAAATGGAGTTAAGGAGAGTAGCCATGACGGAGAATGAAGCAATCAAAGAACTTGAGACATCTATTGATTTAGCCAAAATGTGTACACAGAATTACGAGAGAAAAAACGAAATCCAAGGTTACGAGATGGCAATCCAGGCACTGGAAGAGGTACAGAAGTACCGCAAGATAGGCACGGTGGAGGAATGCCGTGAATCTGTGGAGAAGCAGATGGCGAAGAAACCAACACTTATTGACTATAAAAAATATACAAATTTCGTAGATAATGCAGATTTTCTTCAAGATGCATATTGGTGTCCTAATTGCAAACGAGTTGTAAGAAGAGGTTCTTTTTGTAGAGATTGCGGACAGCACATTGATTGGAGTGATGAAGAATGAGCGAAGCGGAATATATGGAAGATGGAGCGGATTATTTAAAGGAAGGATGTCAAAGACAGACTTGTGATGGCTGTATGGCTTACAATTATTGTCTGATAAAAGAACAGGAGGACAAACGATGGGAAGATTGATTGATGCGGATCATTTGTTGTTTCTTCTCAACTCGGCGATAGAGTTGCGGAAAAAATTACACAGAAATACATCAGATTTAGATATGATGGTTGATGCTGTTAATGATGAACCGACCGCCTACGACCCGGACAAGGTTGTAGATCAGTTAAACGACAAGTTCAGAGTCGTGCGAACTGATGAAGACTTGGAATGGAACAGGGCAATGGATGAAGCAATTACAATCGTGAACGGAGGTGGAGTAGATGGCAATTAAACCGATTTTATTCAATACAGAAATGGTTCGGGCGATTCTGGACGGACGGAAGACCTGCACCCGGCGTATATGCAAAGATGCAAATGAGTATACTGTACCGGATATGGATTTTTATAATGCTGACAGGCGGACTTATGCAGTACATAACTATGTTGATAAGGAGCATATGGAACAGTTAAGTACGGCGGAGAGAACCTGTCCTATCTGTCCGGGCGATATCCTGTATGTCCGGGAAACATGGACGGAGGAATGCGGAAAATATTACTATCGTGCGGACTATGACAGCGATTATTTAGACCCATGTGAAACCTTATCAGGTGGTTATCCAGCAAGTTGCAGAAATCATGCAGGGTGTGAATGGTGTACCGCAACTTCAGCGAGAATACACTGGCACCCATCCATCCACATGCCGAAAGAAGCCGCTCGCATCTGGCTGAAGGTTACGGATGTGAGAATGGAGCGATTGCATGAGATTACCGAGGACGGAGCGAAAGCCGAGGGAATCAACGAAGAATGGGCTAGAAGTTGGTGGCATCCTACATACTATGATCCAGATAGTGGCGGTTATCCCAGATATAGAGATACGTTTGCTTTAGATTTGTGGAACAGCACAATCAAGAAATCCGACCTTGACCGCTACGGATGGGATGCTAATCCGTGGGTATGGGTTATAGAATTTGAGCGGTGCGAAAAACCGAAAGGAGTGTGATGCAGATGGAACCCATTGATTACACAGCCCTGTACGAGCAGAATGCAGACTTTAATCGGTACGTTGACAGATACTGCGTAAAGCACCGAATCAGCGTCGCAGAAGCCTTACAGCACTATCTGGTGCAGATGGCTGGCAGGATGTACAAGGAGCAGGAAGAAACGATAGTTAGATAAAACCAAGAAAGGAGCCGAGACTCTGCGCAGAGTGAAGCATATGCGGTCTCCTTGAAAAATGAAAAAATTAAAATGTGAGATTTACAGAGATTCAATGCAGAACTATAAGAAATATGCCATACCTCCGGCACAGCTTATCATTGCCGATGTCCCGTATAATGTAGGCAAGAATTTTTACGGCAGTAATCCTATGTGGTACAACGGCGGGGATAACAAGAACGGTGAAAGCAAGCTGGCAGGCAAGGCGGCATTTAATTCTGATTTCAACTTCAATCTGTATGAGTATTTCCATTTCTGCTCAAAGATGCTGAAAAAAGAAGACAAGAATAGCGTTACCAGGGGAAGAAGTAGCAACAGTCCTTGCATGATTGTGTTCTGCTCTTTTGAACAGATGCCTACGCTGATTGATGCCGCCTATAAGCATGGATTCGTCCATTACATACCGTTGGTATTTGTTAAAAATTACAGTCCGCAGGTGCTTAAGGCAAATATGCGTGTGGTTGGTGCTACTGAATATGCTCTTGTGTTCTACCGTGACAAGCTGCCGAAGTTCCGGAACGGTGCAAAGGTTGACGAGGACGGAAAGACGATCCGTGGCACTGGGAAAATGATTTTTAACTGGTTCAAGTGGGAGAAAGACGGAAAAGATATTCCGAAAATCCATCCGGCACAGAAGCCAGTAGAGGTGCTGAAAAAACTGATTGAGATTTTTACAGATCCCGGTGATGTAGTGATTGATCCTTGCTGTGGCAGCGGTAGTACCTTAAGAGCAGCCGCAGAGATCGGGAGAAGTGCATTCGGATTTGAGATTGACCGCAATTTTTATCAGAGAGCCAAAAATGAGATGATTGTCTTTGAAAGAGATAATCAGATTAGTTTTGAGGATATTCCGGGGGTGATGCCGTAATGGATTTTGGATATTACAACATGGATTGCATGGATGGGATGAAAGATTTTCCGGATGGTTACTTTGACCTTGCGATTGTGGATCCACCGTATGGCTTACATGAGCATGGTGGCAAAAATAGGAATACATTTGTTAAGCAGAAAAATGGAACAAAAACATACGTAAAGGACGGTCAGTACGAAAACAGAGGGTGGGACAATGAGCCCCCCTCTAGGGAATACTTCGAGGAATTGTTTCGGGTATCCAAAAATCAGATTATATGGGGTTGCAATTACTTTGATTTTACTTTGGCTGGTGGTCTTATTGTATGGGATAAATGCAATGATGGTTCTGACCAGTCGGATGCAGAAGTGGCATTCTGCAGTCTGACTAAAAGGATAGACATATTCCGGTATATGTGGCGTGGAATGTTCCAGGGAAAATCAATTACTGAAGGAACTATTCAGCAGGGGAATAAGGCATTGAATGAAAAGCGTATCCATCCCACACAAAAGCCGGTAGCACTATATGAATGGCTCCTAAACCGCTATGCAAAGCCCGGAGACATTATCCTTGACACACATGTAGGAAGTGCTAGTAGCTTGATAGCCTGCTACAGAACCAACCATCCATATGTTGGCTTTGAACTGGACAAGCATTATTATGATTTGTCAAAAAAGAGATTAGATGCAGAAATGGCACAAATGCGATTATCTGATTTTATTCCGGGGGTGATGCCATGATTAACGGAGAACTGATCGTTGACAACTTTGCCGGCGGAGGGGGCGCGTCCACTGGAATAGAGATGGCAACCGGATACAGTGTTGACATTGCCATTAACCATGATCCGGAAGCTATCCGGATGCACAAGGCTAATCACCCTAATACAAAGCATTACTGTGAGGATGTGTGGCAGGTAGATCCGGTGAAAGCATGCAATGGGCATCCGGTAGGTCTTGCCTGGTTCTCACCGGATTGCAAACACTTTAGCAAAGCCAAGGGCGGCAAACCGAAGGACAAGTTTATCCGTGGTCTTGCGTGGGTAGCCTGCAGGTGGGCGGGACTGGTACGACCAAGGGTAATCATGTTGGAAAACGTGGAAGAGTTTAAGACATGGGGACCGCTTAATAGACGGCATCATCAGATTAAGGCAAAACAGGGTAAAACCTTTGAAAAATTTGTGCAGCAGCTTACAGATTTGGGTTATGAAGTGCAGTTTAAGGAATTGGTTGCAGCTGATTACGGTGCGCCCACCATGCGAAAGAGATTTTTTATGATTGCGCGGTGTGACGGCAAGTCGATCATCTGGCCAGAGCCGACACACGCACCAGCAGACAGCGAAGAGGTAAAAGCAGGACTGTTAAAACCGTATGTTGGGGCATATACACAGCTTGATTTTTCTTTACCATGTCCGAGCATTTTCGATACGTCAGAAGAGATCAAGGAAAAGTACGGGATCCGGGCGGTACGTCCACTGGCACCCAAGACAATGGAACGGATCGCACGTGGAATCAAGAAATTTGTTGTAGATAATGCAGATCCGTTTCTCATCGAAATAGGGTATGGAGAATCAAAAGGGCAAAAAAATCCGAGAGCATACAGCATTGAGAAGCCTTTGCATACCATTGTAGCAAAAGATAAGAACTTCTTGGTTACTCCGATACTCACTCAATACCATTCTTACGAGAAAGACGGATTGAGAGGTCAAAGCATAGAAAAGCCTATTATGACCGTGGATGGATCTAATCGGTATGGACTGGTTACATCGTTTCTGAGCAAGTTTTATAAAACTGGAATAGGCCAGGATATAAGAGAACCACTTGGAACTGTGACGGCAAATGCCGGCGGTGGGCACTTCGGAGAAGTAAGAGCATTCCTAGAAAGGTATGATGTTTGTGAAAGCAATAGATGTAATAAAAGAACAGATAGATCAAGGGATAATTCTAGTAAGGAAAGACGGGAAATTCTGGAAGATATCGAACAAGCAGTGCAACGGAACGGATACAGTTCCGGTAGATCCAAGGAGAATGGAAGTAAATTTGAAGTCGGGGTATCTGGGAGTAGTTGCCTGGAAGGATGGGAAACAGTATCTGATGCTTGCGCACAGAGCAGTGTGGGAAATATTTGTAGGGACAATCCCAGAAGGAATGGATATCAACCACAAGAATGGGAACAAACAGGACAACAGGATGGAAAATCTGGAAGTAGTAACACGGAGTCAGAACCTTACCCATGCGATAAAAACAGGTCTGAAAACTTACAGCAATTATCCAGAGAAATATTCGGAGAGTGCAAAAAGGTTGAGGGACAAAGGAATGTCGTTTTCGAAGATAGGGAAAGAACTCGGAATATCTCAAACAGCGGCGTTTCGAGCGGTGAATTTCAAGCACACACATTGATTAAATACTATGGGCAGGGAACCGGACAGGACATTGAGGAACCTCTTGATACAGTGACATCCAGAGATAGATTTGGACTTGTGACTATTGAGAGTGTAGATTATCAGATCGTAGACATCGGACTGCGGATGCTGGAGCCCCGGGAGCTGTACGGATGCCAGGGATTCCCGGATGATTACATAATTGATCATGATTACACAGGAAAGACCTACCCACGTAGTGAACAGGTCCGTAGATGCGGCAACGCAGTATGCCCACCGATTCCAGCGGCACTGGTTAGAGCCAATCTGACTGAGTTGTGCGTTGCAGAGCGTACCCCTAATATGCAGATCAAGACAGAGCAGACCGGACAACTCCGGTTTGCGTAGGAGGCAGGCTATGACAGAGCATAATAAAAAGATTAGAGATAAGATTCTAAAGGCAATTATATCTTACACCACGGAGCATGGATACCCTCCTACGCTCCGTGAGATTGGGAATGAAGTAGGGCTGCATAGCAGTAGTGCAGTCCACCAACATATTACATGGATGATTGCGGATGGGATACTGGAGACAGATGCAGAGGGATCCCCGCGGGCAATACGGGTTCCTGGATATGAGTTTCAGCAAGTTACCGGCAAATTAAAATCTCCCGTAAACACGGGGCGGAAATCGAACTAGTAAAGAAAATTTAGGATTTAGTGGAGGTAGAGAATATGAGTAAGACAGAGATCTGTCAGATGTGTGATAACTATTCTGTGCGCAACAAGTGTGATCAGAAGAAAGATTGCAAAATCATGAAAATTATGGATGAAAATGCAGCATTAAAAAAGCAGGTGAAGGAATTAAAGAAGGAACTTGCGGAAGCAAAGTTAAATATGTCATACATGATAGATCCCAATGCCATCGGCGATAGAAATGATATGGGATGGTAGTTTTGGGATTTACCGGAGGAAATATGAAATGGGAATGACAAGAAATCAACTTGCCTTAGTGCGATATGTGGCTGAAAACAATATACAAAAAGCCAAAGATGCAGCTCTTTGCTGTTGTGCGGAAGATACAACTCAGAAGAATCACTATGCAGTCACAAAATATCAAAGTCTATTACGATCTGGTGGAATGAATCTTATGGAGCTACCAGCAAATGTTTCCAGTTTTGCAACGATGGAAGATCTGACAAATACATACTTAGAAAGCAGATATTATCTGACCAATGAAGAAAAGGAATTATTCGAACTGATCAAGAACATGAATGATGTGAGTTTACAGCTTATGGAGAAACAGATCCCGTATCTGAATGCAACATTGCTCTATGGTGAGAGTGGAGTCGGAAAGACGGCTTTTTCCAGATATGTAGCATATAAACTTGGAATGCCGTATTTATATGTGAATTTTTCAAGAATGCTTGATAGTTATCTTGGTGGAACTGCAAAAAATCTCACGAATTTGTTTAATTTCATAAACCAGCATCAATGCGTTGTAATGTTGGATGAAATCGACAGCTTGGCAGTAAAGAGGGAATATGGTGGTGGCGGTGCAAGCGCAGAAGTTTCCAGAAGCACTACATGTTTATTACAACTATTAGATTCCGTCACGAATGACCACGTAATTATTGCCGCAACAAACCTTATGGATGATGTTGATACCGCAGTGAAGCGTAGATTTACAGAAAAGCATGAGTTACATAGGCTTTCAGCGGAAGACAATGAGCGGTTTATAAGACAGTACCTTGACGATGCAGGGTTTTCTTATGATTTGGATTCTGTTAGAAAGTATGCTGCAGAAAATCATTCACAAGCTGAAATTATGACGCATGTAACAAGAAGCATTGCAAGTACGCTTATCAACAAGGGTGAACTGGTAATGTTGTAAACTGAAATATCGGAAAAATTGTGTAACGAAAGGAGATAGGAATGGCGAGACCGAAGAAAGAAGGTAAGAAGAACATCCGGAAGGATATCAGCATGGATCCGGAGCAGTATGAGAGACTTATGAATTATTGCCGGCAGCAGGACAGACCTATCTTCTGGGTGATCCGGCAGGCGCTGGACAATTATTTACCTGTGTAACGGTACGTATTATTACACAATAAAACTGAAATATTAGGATTTACGGAGGTAAAAAAGATGATGGATTATAAAAAGCCAAAATGTGACTGTAATACATTTCTTCATGCTTTTCGTAGTGAGTACTGGAAGGTTGCAAGAGCAATTACAAATAATGGAGAATTAAGTGATAAAACAATAAAGGTTAATACATCTTTTGATGATTCGGATTATAAAATTAAGTTAATCTGCCCAAAATGTGGTAGAACATATGAAGCGGACTATGACGATAAAGATAGAATCATCAGAGGAAAAATAATTCAGTAAACTGAAATTGTGCGCCCAGACAAGGGCGAGTAGTCTAGCAGGTGGAATGCCTGTCTGGTAAGGTCTAACCAACCGC